TGTATTCTATCCTATTTGGCATCACCAGTTTGATGATCTTATTGTGCTTAAAAATAATCAGGGTACTGAAGAGACCCGTGTACGCCACATGGACTACGGTGTCGTGCTGTCGGCATTTTTCTGGAGAAGATTTAAAAACAAAGAGGACATAACGTTCTTTGACCCCAACGAAGTACCTGATTTGTACGAGGCATTTTATAAAGACACAAACCTTTTTGAAGAGTTATATGTAAAATATGAAAAGCGCAAAGATCTTCGTAAGAAGACTATGAACGCCGAAGATGTTTTCAAGGGTGGTATACTAAAAGAACGCACAGACACAGGGAGAATATATCTAGTATTCATCGATAATGTAATGAACCAAGGACCTTTTGATCCTGAGTATCACACGATTTATCAGAGTAACCTGTGCTGTGAGATCCTATTACCCACACGTCCATTTAAGAGATTAGACGACGCTGATGGTCGCATAGCGTTATGTACACTGGGATCTATCAACTGGGGATCGTTCCGAAATCCAGAGGATATGCGTAGAGCCTGTAGGATTCTACAACGTAGCCTGTGTAACATCCTTGATTACCAAGACTTTTTATCAATACAGAGTAAACTAAGCAATGATGAGATCCAACCATTAGGTATAGGTGTAACCAATCTAGCCTATTGGCACGCAAAACGTGGATTGAAGTACGGTGAGAAAGAAGCACTGGCTGATGTAAAATCTTGGATGGAGCATCAAGCATATTATCTTACAGAGGCTACGGTTGATTTAGCCAAAGAAAGAGGACGTTGTAAGGATTCCGACAAAACTCGATACGGTCAAGGGATTTTTCCGTGGGAATTACGAGCGAAAGGTGTTGATGAATTAACAAGTTTTAAACCCGAACTAGATTGGGAACCTTTACGTAAGGAGATGAAAGAATATGGCGTACGAAATGCCACTCTTATGGCTATTGCTCCTGTTGAGTCAAGTTCTGTCGTTATTAATAGCACTAACGGTATTGAACTGCCTATGAGTTTAATCTCAACCAAGGAAAGCAAAGCAGGATCATTTACACAAGTAGTGCCCGAGTATCACAAATTAAAAAACAAATATCAGATGATGTGGGAGCAGACAGATTGTATCGGGTATATTAAGACTGCTGCGGTATTGGGTGTGTACGTTGATCAAAGCATATCAACAAATACATTTTATAATCCCGCATATTTCCCTGGTAAAAAAGTTCCGACTACTCTAATAGCAAAAAATTTAATGTTGGCACACAACTGGGGGATCAAAACTTTTTATTACAGTTTGATTAATAAAGCAGGGGCAAAACAAGAAGAGATTACTCACAGCAATGGCCATCACGAACAGGTAAATGGTTATCATATCGAACCGTCAGAATTATTAGAAGAAGATTGCGAGGCATGTAAATTATGAGTTTAGAACAATATAATTTGAAACACGGAACGGATTATCTAAATCGTAAGATGTTTCTAGACCCAGCAGGTCCTGTTACAATACAACGTTTTGAAGAAGTAAAGTATAAAAAGATTGCAGACTTTGAAACCACTGCTCGCGGTTTCTTTTGGGTACCAGAAGAAATTAGTTTAGCCAAAGATGCAAATGATTTTAAGGACGCATCAGATGCAGTTAAACATATCTTCACTAGCAACCTGCTTAGGCAAACTGCTCTTGATAGTCTGCAAGGTCGCGGCCCAAGTCAAATCTTTACTCCGGTCGTAAGTCTACCAGAACTCGAAGCCTTGGTTTACAACTGGACATTCTTCGAAACAAATATTCACAGTCGTTCATACAGTCACATCATTCGTAACATATACAACGTGCCCAAGGAAGTCTTTAATACTATTCACGATACTAAGCCTATTATTGATATGGCATCCAGTATTGGTTTATATTACGAAAAATTACATATGATAAATTGTCGTAAAGAATTAGGAGAAAAGTTTGCTGAACACGAGCATATCAAAGCAATCTGGTTGGCACTAAACGCCAGTTATGCGCTAGAAGCTTTCCGCTTTATGGTGTCATTTGCTACAAGTTTGGCAATGGTCGAAAATAAAATCTTTATTGGCAACGGCAACATTATCAGCCTAATTCTACAGGATGAACTACTACACAAGGGTTGGACTGCCTGGTTAATCAATCAAGTTGTTAAGGAAGATGCTAGATTTGCAAAAGCCAAAGAAGAATGTGAATCAGAAGTGCATCAAATGTATATGGATGTAATTTGCGAAGAAAAAGAATGGGCCGAATATCTATTTCAAAAAGGACCAGTGATAGGACTCAATGCTAATATTCTAAAGGATTTTGTAGATTACACAGCCGCAGTATCATTGAAAGAAATTGGTATTAAATACAATCATCCTGCTCCTAAAACTACTCCTATACCATGGTTCAACAAACATAGCGACACCAGTAAGAAGCAGACAGCATTGCAGGAAAATGAAAGCACTAATTATGTAATTGGTGTGATGAGTGAAAATATTGACTACGAAGATTTACCAGCTATATAATTATGAACTATAAAGCACAATACAAACAGCGTAGTCCTTTTGATAGTTGGAAGAACGCTAGTTCTTATAGTAACGAATCTGCAGCCATTGCAGAGGCATTACGTAAGAAACGTGCAGGTGCTTTGCTAGTTCGAGTAGTAGATAGTAATGGTAAAGTAATTTATTCAGCATAGAAAGGACAGACATGAGAGCGGTAGTATGGAGCAAATATCATTGTCCATATTGTGATCAGGCAAAAATGTTATTGCAACAAAAGGGAATAACATTTGAAGAACGCAAGATAGGAGATGGATATAGTAGAGAAGATTTATTAGAAGCAGTACCAGATGCTAGAACAGTACCTCAGATCTTTATAGATGACAAATTAATCGGGGGCTTTACAGAATTAAAACGTTTCTTCGATCAAGAGAGTCAAGGTTACGGAGACGGAAGGTTATAGACCTAATGTATGACGTGGCTTCACGAATTTAATAAAAAAAACAAAGACAAGCCACTTAGGGAAGTCAATGAGCACGACAAACATCAAGCAATGTTAACGGCCATTGCCCCCTATGCCAAGGCCAAAGTACAATCTAACCTAACTGAAGTTAAAATTATTAAATCGACAAAGCGCACTAAGGTGATGTTGATTTTAATGCCAGAATGGTCAATTAATTTTCCTCCATATAATCTAGCAAGATTGAATTCAGTCATAAAAGAATCAGGTTACGATTCAAAATGCTTAGATTTAAATGTTAAATCTTGGAACTATTACAAAACCAAATTGACTAGAAAGATCGACTTTAATCCTTGGTCAGGATCAAGAGATTGGTGTTGGACAAATGAAAACTATTATAATTTAATTCATCCATATCTAGAACCTTTTTACCGTTCACAGATAAATGAAATAAAAAAATTTGCTCCTGATGTTATAGGTTTTACATTATACTACTGTAATTTTGAATCTGTAAAATGGCTGGCAACTGAATTAAGAAAAGAACTGCCCAACGTAAAAATTCTTGTAGGAGGACCTAATTTACAAGCCAGACCTATAGTAGATGAGATTTTTGACTGTGGTATAGTTGGAGAAGGTGAACTCTTATTGTTAGAACTCCTTGAAGAAATCGAAAATGGAAATTTCAACATTGAACGAAGGTTAAGGTATCAACCTGAAGAACAAAGATTAAATCTCAATAGTTTACCATTACCGGATTATAGTGATATTGATTTTAATGAGTATGCCATTCCCAACGGTGTAAACAGTGAACTAAGCAGAGGGTGTACTGCTAAGTGTACTTTTTGTGAAGAAACACATTTTTGGAAGTATAGACAACGACAGGCAGTGGATGTAATTAAAGAAATTGAAACGTTATACTATAACAAAGGAACCGATGTAGTATGGTTTTTAGACAGTTTAGTTAATGGTAATTTGAATGAATTAAGAGCATTTGCCAAGGGCATAGTTGCCAAAGGCATAAAAATACGTTGGGTAGGTTATTGTCGCAACGATGGTCGCATGGATAGTGAATACTACAAAGACCTAGCCGACAGCGGTTGTTTTATGTTAAGTTATGGTTGTGAATCGGCCAGTCAAAAAGTTTTAGACGATATAGCAAAAGGTACCACCACAGCAGATATGGAGCAAAATTTCAGAGATGGTGCTGCCGTGGGGATAAAAGCTCATACTAATTGGATAGTAGGTTTTCCTACTGAAGGTTATCAAGATTTTGCAGACACAATGACATTTATTTGGAGAAACAGAAATAATGGCATAGTAGATATAGCGCCAGGTTTTGGGTTTGGTTTATCGCCGTCTACTGTTGCGGGCCAGAATCCTGAAAAATTCAATTTATTAGATCACAAATATATGGGATCTTGGATTACCAGAGATTTTAAATTAGGAAAACTTCACGTTTTGTCTAGAGTAAAGTCATTTGCTATATTTTTACAAAATTTAGTTAGCGAAAAAGAAATAGCCATATCTCATAGACCAAATTTGCCTAAACATCATTACAAGCTGAATTGGAAAAACCGTAAAAAAATAAATGAAATAGAATACGAAAAATTTGACTACAACATCATACAACCTAATATAAATCCATTTGCTGATAGTTTAGTAAACGAGATGTTTGTTTTGTTTAGAATGCTTTGGCGTGTTAGGGGCGGATTTGACATTGAAGTAATTTTTGATGAGCAACTAGACTTAAAAGAATTTGGTGACAGGAATGCAGGACCCTATTGGAGCAAACACAATTTTAAAATCGATGATCAAGGACGATGGGATGCCCATTTTACATTTAAATTCATACAGCCCCAATCATTAATTGAACCGCCAGATCCGTTAACGCCAAGAAGTCCTTTTTTCGCTCAAGACTATTCTAGAATGGAAACTAACAATTCTCTAAGAGCAAGACGCTTGGCCAAACCCAAATGGGGTATTACTGGAAGATCACCTGAAGAATTTCATAATTTACTAAAAGAAGAAAAATTTTTAAACCAAACGGTTAACTTATCATTTGAATATGAGTATAAAGGTGAGGGAGATTGGAGTAATCCGGAAAGATTTTATGTAGAACCCTCTAAAGGGAAAAAAATTACCCCCATTTTACCAACAACATAAATATTTTTTAAATAGGACAATATATGCTTATAGACAAAGGACTAACCAGCGGTTCAGTTGTTACAATTAAACTGGTAAACGGCGAAGAACTGATAGCAAAATTAGTTGAAGAAACAGCATCTGGTTATAAAATTTCAAAACCACTTACTTTAAGTGCCGGCCCAAAAGGCCTAGGAATGGTGCCATTTCTGTTTACTGTTGATCACGAAAGAGATGTAATTATCAACAAAGAATCAGTAATGGTAATTGCCACTACCGAGCAAGAATTTGCTAATCAATACACTCAAGGTACCACTGGTATCGCTATGGTAGGTTGACATGCCTGGTGTAAGCAGAGTAGGAACAGATAAAGCAGGCGGAACTATCGTTGGCAATCTAGCCCCTACGGTATTTGTCAACGGAGTGCCAATCGCAGTAAAAGGTGCATCAGTAGCAGGCCACGGCAGATCACCTCATTCGAGTCCAGTAATGAATGGCAGTAGCGGAACTGTAAAAGCACATGGTATTTTAATTTGCAGAGCCGGTGATTCCGCTACCTGTGGTCATGCTGCTTCGGGCAGCGGTAATGTAAATGCGGGGTAATATGAAAAAATTATTTTGGAAGATTTTAGGATTTATAAGTTTAGGTTTTGCCTACATTGGCGTCATAACTCCTGGAATACCTTACAGTCCTTTTATTGTTTTTGCTGCCTATTGTTTTGCAAAAGGATCGCCAAAGATGCATGCCTGGTTGTACAACCATAAACTGTTTGGCCCTTTCTTAACTAACTGGGGTGAGAAACGTGTGTTTCCGACAAAAATGAAATACTTTATGCTTTTCATGATGAGTACTAGTTTACTTACAATGTATTTCACCAGTGTACCAGTCAAAGGCATTGTTTATACAGCCATCTTTATGTTCTTTGTAGCAGTATGGGCTTGGAGATATCCAGGTTCTGTAATAGAATATGATCGCAGAAAAGCCAACGGAGAAAAGATAGGATGGATAAAATAGATTATTCCATACATCAATTATTCCCAATTCCATTGTATAGAGGCAAGGTTGATATTGATACATTAACATATCATAAATTGACTAATGGGTTTGAATGGGAAGATACTGATCGATATGGTGGTGCGATTATTACCCACAAAGAAACCAAGGAACGGCATATATTAAATTTGCCGCAATTTTCGGGTCTGAAAAAACAGATACAAAAACACGTAGATATCTTTGTCTATGATGTTTTAGGAACACAAAAAGATCTATGTTGGGAAATAACCACATCTTGGGTAAATTTAGTTGAAACGAATGGTTATAGTGCTACACACTGGCATAGTAATAGTCTAATAAGTGGTGTATTTTATATAAACACAGATCCAAAATCTGGCGCAATCGTATTTCATAAAGACCGGTCTCACAAAACACTGTGGGGAGAAACTCTTTGTATAGATTTTGAAAAGCAAACTGATCTAAATTCTGACGCCTGCGGATTCTTGCCTGTGAATGGTGATTTACTAATGTTCCCTAGTATTCTGAATCACAGCGTATTAAAGAATGAATCTGATATACCTCGTTATAGTTGTGCGTTCAATGCATTTCCTAAAGGAGTATTTGGCAAAGGCGGCAATAGCGAATTAACTTTATGAATCATAAACTCACTCCATTGTTTGCTATTCCGTTATATCAAGCGAATATCGGAGTAGATGAAAGCGATCTAGATATCATAAAGAAACAAAAATATATAAGAATGCCTGCAGATAACGGCAGTTACACAGAAAATAAAAAGATTCTCGATAGTGATGAATTTGAAAAATTGAAATCTAGAATACAGACCCACATAGATCATTTTTTGCATGATATTTTAGACTGCGAAAGCACTATTAGTTTTGAAATACAAAATAGTTGGATAAACCGACACGATAAAGATGATTTTGCCGGTATCCATAGGCATTCAAATAGTATTATAAGTGGAGTGTATTACCCAGAAGTCGATGATATCAGTGGTGCTATTATTTTTCAAAAAGATAAAAGTTACTACAATCTTTGGACCGACACAATAGAAATTGGTTTTAATTATCAAAAACATAACAATCAAGAAAAATTGAATATATTCAATTCAGAAGCGTGGGGAATATATCCTCAAAAAGGTGACATCATACTGTTTCCAAGTTTGCTTTATCATTCAGTAGCC